TTACAAAAAACAAAGTTACTTCATAGATGGGGCTACTCTTTCTTTTTCTCCTATTCACGATTCTCAAAAAGAAGTAGCCAAAGCTGTTCTGGAAAAAGAACGCAGGTTAGCAGAGAACGAAAGAAGGAGACCAAGATACTCCATTAAGGAACACATTATCGAAGTCCTTCATGTAACTACCATGTTAGGTGAAATGATTTTAGAAGACATCGAAGACCCTTACAACGGAATGACTATGTATCCCCTACAAAGATTCTGTCCTTATTGGTTTGACGGAGTTATTTTCGGAGTGGTCGAGGGACTCAAAGACCCACAGAGAGAAATAAATAAACGAACCAGTCAGATGCTTCATATTATAAATCATACCGCTAATACAGGTTGGGTCATTAACGAAAAAGAAATAAATGCCCTAACAATCGCAAAAGAAGAAGGTTCAAAACCTGGTGTGATTATGACTTGGGTAAATCAAGAACCAACAAAAATCAAACCCAATGATTTTCCGCAAGGTGTTTTTATTCTAAAACAAGATGAAGAAGCAAGCATTAAAAAGATTTCAGGTCTTAATCCTGACATTTTAGGTCAAGGAGATAAAAGAACTGATTCGGGAATTGCTATCTTACGAAGACAAAAGGCAGGAGCAACCATCTCTGAACCAGTTTACGATAATTTCAGGGATACCCAAAAGATATTCGGAGAAACCCTTATTGAAATGATTAGACATTCCAAAGTCTATTCACCAGCTGAAGTTGCTCAAATAATGCAGGAAGAGAAACAAAAGGTTGATATCGAAAAACTTTACAAAGCAATGAAATCATGGGCTGTCGGACATTATGGTTACAACATTGAACAGATGCCGAATCTTCCCACAATACGAATGGCGAATCTGGAAGTATTGATGAATATGGCAAATGCAGGATTGCCGATTCCAATAGATGTCATTATTGAAAATTCGGACATCCCCAATAAGACTGAAATTGTCGAAAGAATACGACAAGAAGCCCAAAGAGTCCAACAGGAGGAACAGCAACAACCTGCCCGACAGACAAAGGGTAAGCCATCACCTCCTAAAAATCAATCGATGATCGGAAGGGTAGTGTAATGACGAGCAAAGAATGGCAGGAGAAAAATCCAGAGAAAATACGATGCAAAGATAATCCTCAAAAAATGAGAGAGTATCGTAAACAGTGGCATGAAAACAATCTTGAAAAAGAAAAAGAATCTAAAAAAAACTGGAACAAAAATAATCCTGAATATTTTCAAGAATGGCGAGAAAACCACAGGGAAGGGATAAGACAACGCACCAATATATGGGAAAAAAATAAAAACAAAACAAATCCGAAATTTAATCTTAATCGCAGAATGAAAGCAGCAATACAATTATCTTTAAAGGGGAATAAGAATGGCAGGGGTTGGGAATCACTTGTCGGATATACCTTAAATAATTTAATAAAACGCCTAAAAATTACAATGCCCAAAGGTTACACTTGGCAGGATTATTTAAAAGGTAAATTGCACATAGACCATATAATACCCAAAAGAGCTTTTGTCTTTAGAACTCCAGAGGACGAAGAATTTAAACAATGTTGGAGTTTATATAATTTAAGACTATTACCAAGTAAAGAAAACCTATTAAAGAAAGATTTAATAGATAATCCTATTTTATTAGGATTGTTAGTAAAAAATACTGCCTAAAGGCAGGTAATATCCTTACTGGAAGGTTTCCAGGAATTACCAAACCTCAATGGGTGAAAGGAGGAATAAACATGGAAATTAAGGAAGTGAATCAGGAAAAAGTCTACACCAAAATTGAACACGAGGGTATTTTGAAGGATTTGCAAGGTGAAAGAGAAAGATATCATCAAGCCCAATTTGAATTAGAGCAAAATAGGAGAGAATTAGAGTCTCTAAGAAAAACTACCGAGGATTTAAAATCCAATCAAAAGGTAGAACCTATTGCTGATAGTTTGAAGTTTGAGGGCAAAGATGAAGACTATGTGACTATAAAAGATGCCAAAGCGAATTTCCAAAATTTTGAGAAAGGAGCATTGGATGTCTTTAAAAAGGCACAAAAAGTAGCCAAAGAAATAGATCAGCAAGAAAGAGTCATGGAGAAATTTCATGCTTCTTGCGGTCAAGCAATCCAAAAGTACAGTCGTTTAAAAGATGTTGGTTTAGATTTTGACACCGTTTATAAAGCAGCAGTCAGGCTGATTGGTAGGAATAAATATGAAGAACAAGCCATACTCCATTCAGATAATCCGGGCGAAAGACTTTATAAAAAAGGTTGTGAAGACCCTGATATAAAAGCAAAACTTGATTTAGAAGAAAATCAAGAACTCCTTAAAGACATGGAATCTCGCAAGGTAGACAAGACGAGCTTAACGGGTGGTACAAAAATAAAGAATGATGAGTTCTTTACACCACAAGAAGTCAGTAATATGACTCCGTTAGAAGCTAAAGAAGTTCTCCCAAAAATAGAGAAGTCGATGGTTCATTGGGAACAACTTAGAAAAGGAATTAAATAAAAAGGAGTTGAAGAAAAAATGCCACAGGCAGGTATGAGTTTTGGAAATGAAGAAATAAGGGATACTATCCCAATAATATTTGCTGCGAAAGTTTTAAAAGAAATCGATGACAAATTGGTTTTCGGTAAAATCGCAACAAAAGAATATCAAGGTGAAATAAATAATGTCGGCGATAGAGTCGTTATTACTGGACTCGGAGAAGTAACTATCAGAAAGTACGATCCTAAAACAGCTAAAGCTGTCCCTGAAGACCCTGTTCAGTATGAAACCCCTCAAGATTCAGCTATATTCTTGGATGTTGACCAGGCTTACTACTATGGTATAGCCGAAGGCGATATCAAGAAAAAACAGGCTAGTGCTAACCATATGACTAACTATGCTCAAAAAGCTGGTTACGGATTGGATGGAAAAGTTGATGCTTATATAGCTAGTCTTTATAACATGGGTGCTTTAGGAAGTACAGCTTATGTAAAGGATACTACTGTTGATAGTGCAAGTGTTACTAGTGCGATTGGTGAATTATGGGATGCACTGGAACTTAAAAATATTGATAGGAAGTTTATCGTTCTCCCATCTTGGGTTATTTTGAGACTGTTATACGCTGGAATTGTTGCTGCTGAGGATTTAAAGGGTGAATTAAAGAATGGTTTCATCGGAAGAGTCTTAAACTTTGAGATGTATCAATCTAACAAATGTGCGGCAGTCGATGCTACAAAATGGCACACCGCTGTTATGGCTGGAAGTTATAACGCAATCGCATTTGTTCAACAGATAATCGAAAGTGAATCTGTCAGATTAACAAGCGATTTTGTTACTGCTCAAAGAGGCTTACATGTTTGGGGTTCAAGGGTTATTAAACCTAAAGAACTTTACTGGGCTGATTTACAGGGAGTAGTTGAGACACACATTTAGTAATGTATAGGGGGAGTTATCTCCCCCTTCAAAATTTTAATGAAAGGAGGAATGAAAATGCCTTATTTTGTAGATTGTCCTGAGACTAGTAATATCGATTGTGAATTAGACGGAATGGTGGAATTAGTAGAAGCTGACGATAATATCGTTTGTGTTTCGGTTACATGCACCGCTGCTTTAGTCTTTAGCATCGTAGCTGGTGTTTATACTATTACCAGTGCTGATTTAACTGCTGCGTTTTTTGAAGTTGGAGACCGAATAATTATCAGAGGTTCAGTAAGTGCTACGGGTATCGATAATGATGGTTGTTATACCGTTGTTACCAATCCAGCAGGTTCTATTACCGTAAAAGAACCAGTTGTTGCTGCAACAAGTCTCTTAACTACTGCTGCCGGTGGTTTGCGTGTAGATGAGTATGCTACATTCATACTTCACCCAACCAAGAGAACTGGACAGATGCTTGTTTTTCTAGAAAGTACTGCTGGACTTGCTACGTTTGACGTTAGTGTAGCACCTGGTGGATATTGGGCTGCTAAAGCCGAACCAGTTTGTCCCGTATATCAAGGGTCTGGAGTACTAAGTAAGATGTATCTTCTTCAGATAGAAACTGCACCATACTTACAGACAGAAGAAGAAGATTTATACACAGATGCGGTTACTATTGTAGAAAAAAAGGGAACAATTCTATTAAGAATATTCCCTGGAACTGCAGGAGATGCACTAGCCGTTGATGAAATAGGAGTAGCTTATATTATGCTGGCTTAAAGAAAATAAGAGCAGTAGATTCTGAATCTTTTTTTTGGTTACCCCCTTTGGAAAGGATGAGGGATTTATTGCTCTTTTAATAAGGAGAGAAATATGAAGTTTTTTACAGATAAAAAAGAAGACTTGTCAGTCATCAACAGAAAGAAAAAGGTAAGAGTTGCTTTTTTTAAAAATGGCGAATTTGAAACCGAAAATCCAGACGTAATCGAAAGATTAAAACCGCATTTTAGATGTGAGGAATCCCCAAAGGTAATGTCTGGTTTAGCAGGTTTCCTCAAACTGAAAGAAGAAGCAATCGAAAAAGGGGTTTATAAAAAAGGAATGAAGAAAAAAGATATAGAAAAAATATTGAATTTAAAAGAAGGTGAAAAGAATGAAGAATAAAATGAGATATTTATTTGCTGACAAAGAAAATACACTTACCAAACCACTATATCTAAGTACCGTAGGTAAAGTTGCATTAGGAATCGGTGTAAGTGCTACTCCGATAGTATCAACTTATAATGTACCAGTAGTATCTATGTACTTTACTTGTGCTTCTACCAATACAGGTACAAGTTTTGAACCTGTATTAATCTACACTACAATGACTGGTGCAGGACAAGTAGGTGGAAGAGTTAAGGTTTTTATGACAACGAATGTTGCTTTAGGTGGTTGGTCTAATGCCCTGAAGGCAGAAGTTACTTATGGTGCTGCTGGTAGAACCAATGGATTGGGTTCTGCAATATGTGCTGAAATGACTTTATCTGCTGGATGTACACAAGGAACGTATGCTCCTCTTGAAATCGAGTTGAATATGGGTGCATCAGGGCTTACGGGCACACAGACCAGTTTTATTGACATGAGGGTAAATGACGCTGCTTCGACTACCTTTGATGATAATGGATGTGTATTTAGTATCAATGGTGTTGCTGCTGGGGCAAGCGATGTTTTCTATCTTGCAGACCTTACCGTAACAAAAGCAGACGGATTGTTAAAAGTGAGAGTTAATGGTACTACATATTACATGTTTATCACCACAGCAGTAAATGGTGGAGATTAGTTTAAATGATTTGGGGGGTTACTTAAACCCCCCTATCCTATGAAAGGGGGATAAATAAATGAGAAAACTTAATCTTGAAAATTACGAAGTTACATTTAGGGACGCTCAAGGGGAACTTCAGACTGCACCTTATGCTTTTAAGGATGCGATTATTAATTTAATGTTTCACCCTGATTTAAAATTATCAAGTGTTGAACTCTTAAAGACTAATATTTTAGCTGAAAAGATTATAAATAATGAAGAAATCATGTTAGAAGAAGCAGAATACAACAAAATTAAAAATGCTGTAGATAGTTTTCATGGCTTTACCAAAAACGAAGTTGAATTAGTCAAGAGAGTTACGGAATGTCCGAAAATTGATGTTAAGGAAAAATAGGTGGTAAGTAATGACAAGTAAATTAGTCATTGATATTTTAACTTTATTAGCTAAAGATTTGGGAACTTGGGTAGATGACTACCCCGTTAGAGCACAGGGAACTACTGATGGAGTACAGTATAGTGATGAAGTTGTAACTGTGTTAGCTGATACAGATTATGAATTATTACTATGGAGTAGTGAAGATAAAGCTTTAGATATAGAAATTGAACTTACTGAGGGATATTATGATTTTACTTTTGAATTAAAAGCAGGGAGTGTAACTGCTGATTTAAAATGGAAATTACAGGCAAGAAATAAAGGTGGAGAATGGATTGATATGTGTGCAGAACAAACCGAAACCGATATTGGTACTGCCTATGCTGAGAAAACCATGAAAGGACTTATGGATATTCAAGCTGGTATAGATAGAATACCATTTGAAATGAGATTGATTTTCAAAAGTAATGAGGCTGCCCCAGGCATTGGGACAGGAAGAGTTAACGGTAGTACCAATATTGAGGGTATAGGAAGGATGGTTTAAAAAGGAGAATGATATGCCAGTAGGATTTTTGAAATGCGTAAAAAACGGTGGAAAAGTAAGGACTTTGTCAATGCCTGGCGATAAGTATGTGCATATTTGTATTTTAAACGGTAAGAAATATTACGGAGAAGTTAAGAAAAAGAAGGCGAAGAAATGAGTATATTAAAAGCTGAACTTATTGCAGTAGTAAATGGAACTTTAAAGAGGGGATATACAGGAACACAGTTAGATGAAAAGATTACTAGTACGCTCAAAGACCTCTCTATGCGTGGAAATTTCTTACAAGACGAGTTCAAAAGAGCAACTATCATTGATAGAGATTATTACAGTTTACCTGATAACTTTAAGGATTTACTATTCGTTGGAATGAAAAGTTCTGATGATTTAACGATATACAAACCATTAGAATATGAAAGATTTGCGATGTATAAGAGGAACATCTACTATGACTCTACGACAGGAACTCCTACACGTTATACCTGGCAAAGTGGATATATGTATCCAAGACCAATCCCAGACGCAGTTTACAATATGTACCTTTGGTACGCTTACTATCACCCTGAAATTGTAACCGTTGATGAAGTCACTTATAAAGCCTGTGATTATATCCTCTTCACCGATACCTACCGCAAAGCTCTTGAACTTCGATTACTTTATGAGGTTGCGGAAGGTCTTAATTTAGATGATGCACAA